GTAAGTCTGTTAAACTGTAATTATTAAAATAAAGCGTTCGGGTTTCCCCGTCGGCGTCCCCAGCGGTTGCCTCCAAAGTATTATTTTTATTGTCTATGCTTTTACAAACGACTTTTATTTTTCGCTCGCTTTCGTCTATAAATTTGAGGCTGTCCCCATTTATTAAACTGGTCGTGTTAAACTCGAAACGGTAAACGCTTTGTAGTTTCGGGACCACGGAAAGGCCAACAAATAAAACGCCATTTCTAAAAAAACTAAAAATTCCGTGTTTTGTTCTCAGCTCGTCAAGCACTGCCGCCGTGCTTGCATTTTTTATTCTAAACTGCCCCAAATTTTGCTCGGCTGTTATTTCATAGCTTACGCCCTCAGGAATAATTTTTTTTAATAACTCGCTCAATTTAGGGTTGTCTAAACTTAAATTTAGCCTGTTTTTTTTTAGTTTATAAACTTGGTCCTCAACTTCAAAAAGTATTGGGAATTTAGTCCTTACGGCTTTAATATAGCCCGTAAAAAATTTTGTAATATTTGCATTATAACCAACGGAAACTTCCACGGCGTCGCCAGCTTTAAAAAGGGCGTTTGTGCCCTGGGTAATATTTGGGACGTCCTGGCCCTCCTGGTTTACGTATCTTATGCGCTTGGGAATTATAATTTTTCCCGAGTCTAAAAGGTTGTCGTAGCTCGAGTCGATTGTAACCTCGTTACAAAAGGTAAAAACTTGGGTGTTTAATTTTATTTCGCTGTCAATCCTTAACATTTATTTTATTTCGTTTATTGTTAACTCTATCGGATCGTCGGAAATTGCTTTAATTTCAAAAAGTTGTACGTTTTCCGTGCCCTCAACTTGGGGTAAACTTACGCTTTGAATTGTTAAATATTGAATATTAAAATTATCATTTAAAAACCTCGAATAAATTTTAATTGAGTCGGGCACCTCGCAATACTCCACGAGTTGCAAAACTTGCTCCTCGGGGTATCTTTGGCCGCTTTCGTCAACAAGTGCCCCCCGTATTGTAATTTCGTAGTCGTTTTGACTTATATACTCCTTTACTGAGCCGTTAACGCCTTGTATTTTTGTTGTTATTATTTGCTTTGTAATTGTAACGTCGCATAAAACAGTATCAATTTTAAAGCCTGAGCCGTCGGCGGTGTTTGTTAAAATTTCGCCGTAGGGAATTTCTTTATTATTCCTGTCGGTATAATTGCCTGGCTCTAATTCAATATTCATAAAAACAGGCGTTCCCAAATAAGAAACCCCAACGGGTGCCTTTTCGTCTGCCTCCTCCTCGCCAAAGTCGTAAAGCTTAGTTTTTAAAGCTTGTAAGCCAAAACCCTTTAAAATTAAAGAGGGCTTAACCTTTGGAAAATCCTTTGCCAAGTCCCTGGGAAAACTTAATAAACCTACGTTATAATCGCTCTTTGCCATAATTTTAAATTCCCGCTATATTGTTAACATTATTTACAGCACTAAATAAAGCCTGGGCCACTTGGTCCTTTATTTGTCCCGTTAAGTCGTCCACGTCCGTGGCTGTAATATTCATATTTTCAATTAGTTTTCCAATGTCGATATTAATATGAGTAGGGCGCCCGCTCTTTATACCGTCTACGCTCGTGCTGCTTTGCTTTCCGCCTTTGCCGTCGGCCCCTCCTCCTAAAAAGTTAAACTTTCCAAAAGTTTGTTTTTTACCAGTTAATGCGGTCTGTTTTTTGTCGCCCATTTCGGGACCAATTCCGCCTGTACCTTTTATTTTGTCCATTAATCGGCCAAGGCCGCTTTTTACGCTCAAGTCCTTGTCCATTGTTTCAGCAAAAGACCGAGCCGCCGCCGCTCCCGCGCCTTTCATTCGATTAAAGCCTTTACTTATTAATTCAGTGTCTAAAGTAAAAGCGCCTTTTAAAATTTCGCCAAGGCCTAGGGCCTCCTCTTTTATGTATGTAAATACAAATTTAATTACTGCAAATAAGCTTTGAAAAGCTTTAATTATTGAGTCGATTACAAAAATTTGAAATTTTAAAACTCCTCCAAAAATGAAACCAACTACGCGGCCAAAAACTTTATAGTAGGGAATTAAAACATTATTAATAAAAAGCCCTAAGCCTTTCAAAACTGCCCTAAATGCTTGCCCCAATGTTATAGACTGGTTAAAACCGTCGTTAATAAAGCCAAAGCCTGAGGCTAAGGCCTCAAAAAATGAGCTGTAAGCCTCCTTTAATGGATTTATTACGTTTTCCATTATCATAGTTTTATGAGCCATTAAGAAATTCACAAATTGAACAAAAACGCTCATAACCTTATTAATAACAGGTAATAAAACTTTTCCAAGTTTTAACTTTAATTCTAAAAAGGTATTGTTAAATCTATTTAACTGGGCTTGTGAGCTGTTTACTGCCTTAGGTAGTGCCGCGCCGAAAGTCTTTTCAAGCTCAGCCCCGAAACGTGGTAAAAATTCCTCGGCCCCTATTTTTCCTTGCTCGAGCATTTTTTCAAGCTCGCCGCCGCTTACTCCCACGGCTTGGGCTGCCAATTTCATGGCCCCAGGTAAACGCTCGCCAAGTTGTTGGCGTAGCTCCTCGCTTGAAACCTTGCCTTTACTCATCATTTGAGAAAGGGCCAAAAATACCCCTTTTGAGTTTTCGGCGCTCAAGCCCATGGCTGTAGTGGCCATAGAAACCTGTTTAAAAATCCTATTGGTTGGCTCGCCTTGTAACTTAGTACCCAAAGCCGCCGCGCTAAACTGTTTAAAACCCTCGGTACTGCTCAATAAATCCGTTCCTAACTGGTCGGCTGTTTCGCGTAAAAAAGCCATATTTTTAGCGCCCGCCTCGGCTGAGCCGCTAGCAAAAGTAATTGCATTTTCCAGGCTTTCAAAGTTACGCGCCGCCCTTACTGCGTCGCTGGCAATTGCAAAAGCTTTTAAAGCGGCCCCAGCTATTGCAATGGGCCCCGCTATTTTTGTGAACATTCCGCCAAGGGCTCCCAGTCCTTTACTGGCCCCGCCCATGCTTTTGGTGCTTCTACCAAGGCCGCCCCTGGTCTTTTTCATTTGCCTATCAAAGCCTATCGAGTTGGCAACGGCTTTTTTAAGCCCTGGGCTTAGTTTGTCGTTTAGCTCAATAGTATAAATTGCCTTGTCACTCATTGTTTAAATATATAAAAAAAGAGGCTTAAAAGCCCCCTTTAGTCCTTTGTTTTATACTTGCTGTTTTCCATTTCAATTACCCAAGTAAGTTGGGCCGCCAGTTTAAAATACTCGTTATCGTTTAACTCCTCAGGGTTTATTTTAAAATGGTAACGCAAAAGCGCGTCCATTTGTTCCAATTCGCTGCCCTCGAGCTCCTCCCTGTACTTGTCAATATTGTATTTTAAAAATGAGCTTTGAGAAAATCGCAAAAAACTATTTGCCAGTTGTAAATCTAAGCCCTCAAGCTCGTTTACAACTTTTGTACGTTTCCCGTTTTTACGCTTATTATTTCAATAATCAACTCAGCCGCCGAGCGTAGCGCGTCAAAGTCTTTTATTACTGGCTCAGGATCGCCCATAACTGTAAGGCTGTTTAAAAAAAACTCCACGCCTTGCATTTCATTTTTTTGAATTATTTTACTGCCTATATCAAAATTTTTACGGTCAACTTTTTTTAAAATTAATTCCGTTGTCGTGTCGTCGCTCATAGGAATTTCCAATTTATAAAGCGGTCCAAATTTTGCCTTTAATTCTTCAATAGTTAATTTTTCTTTTACCATAATTTTAGTTTTAAATATTTGGACCAATATAATAAAAAAAACCTTTGTTATTAAACAAAGGCTTTTACTCCAAAAACTAAAACTCCACGAAAAATAGAATATTAAATTTTTTTAGTTATTCCAGTCGATATGCGAAACGGCTAAATCAAGCTCAGCAATTACGTTGCTGTCCCCCTCGCTCGCTCCTCCGACTGCGTTTTTAAAACGACAATTTCTTAAAACGTCCGTGCGCGGTGTTGATCCCTCAGGGACGTAGTTTACTTCAATGTCAAACTCAGGAATATTTTGCAAGCTTTTACCTGGCGCCGCGTCAATAATTGCCGCAAATTCCGCCTTGTCGATGCTTATTTTTCCCTCAGCCTCAATTTTTCCAAGCCCTCGGCTTACTACAAAGCGCCCAGCGCCGTAGTTTTCTGTAATTTCTTGGGTTTGTGAATATTCAACTGACGTAATGCCCGCCACGGGTACGCCCAAAACTGTTACTATAATATCGGCGTAGCTATAAGCTTGGCCGTTTATTAATGGTGGGTTGTCTGCTAATGCCATAATTAAATATTTTAAATTTTAGGCGTAAAACCTATGTTAATAACTATTTCGCGGGCCACTCCTACAGGTACAATTTTAACGCTTAATTCAAGCCTTGAGGTGCTTACTACATTTTGAGCCGCGTTGATTGTAACCTCGCTCGCGCTTACTTCCCCGTCTGCCTCCATTTGTAAAAGCCCCTTTTCAGCTAATGCCTTAAAAGTTGCTATTGTGTCCGTTCTCAGTGTCCCGTCTGTGTTAACTCTTAACGGGCTGCCAAGCTTTGGTAAAATGTAAAAACGTAAAAGCCTTTTGGCTTTGTCTATCGTCCTGTTATTCTCAATAGTGCTCAAGTCGTTAGTTACCGATACGCTCGTATAACTGTCGTTATTATAGGTCCCAGTAAAGCCGCTTTCCTTATACAAAAATAAATACCCTTTCGTATCAATTGCATTTACTAAAGTACTGCTCAAGCTCGTGTAAGTGTCGCCATTTGCAAAAGCTGCGGTGTCGAACTCGGTCCCGTCAGTTACCATATTAAAACGCTCAAGCCAGCTTATTGACTCGTTTACTTTTGCCGCTGCCACTGCTCCCAGTTTTGCGCCTAAATCTGTTATACTGTAAGCCTTGGACGTAAAAAGGGCTTTTCCTTTTCCCGCGCCGTCCTGTCCAATACACACTGAAACCTGGGGCGCTGTTAGTGCCGTAAGGTCCGAAAGTGTCGAAAGGTTACTTACTCCCGAAATGTCGCCCCCGTATAAAATAGAGGTGTATTTGTATTCGTTTTGTAAGGTTGTTACTACAGCTTGTAAGGCCGTTACTTGAGCCGTGGCAAATGCTGAGCTAATGAAATAAACTCCTATTTGTCTAAGTGCTCCTAAAGCCGTGCTTTGTAGTGTTGCCACTTCCGTAAAAGTTGGCGTTCCAGTTGGAACCGCAAAATAACCGATCCAAAGTTCGCCGCTTGGTTGCTTTTGGAAAAATTCCCTTATATGATACCACTCCACGGCGTGCGCCGCTGTGCCCTCAACTATTCCCAAAGCCTCAGCCTCAGCAAGGCTAAAAACTTGTTTTATCCTGTCGGACGTTGAAAAGCCCGAGGGTAAAGTATTGTTGTAGTAAACAATACCGCTTTTGTGGTCTGCGCTTGCCAAAGGTGTGCCCAGCCCCGCGGTGTTTACGTTAAAAGTTAGCTTGTTTAGTGCCATTTTTTACTTTTTTTTGGGTTGTTTAAATTCTTTAATTATTTGCCCCGTTTTGTTCGAGTGCTTGACTGCATAGAATTTTTCTAAAAATATACAGCCGTCGGGCGTAGCGTAAACCACGCCCCCAGGCTTGCAATATTTTAAGGCTTCCGCCTTTAATTCCTTTTCAGTCATTTTTTAAACTCCTTGAATAAGTGAGTAAACCCCTTTTTCGTCAGTTCTTCCAGCTGTTCCCCCAGCCCTTACAAGTCCGTTAAAAATAGAGCCTAAATACATAGGACTATCAATATCCGAAAACAATTTTACCGCCCCCTCAGCTCGTCTTACGTAAGAGTCGGACCAAGCTAAAATTGAAAGTTTGTCTGTAGTTGCTCCCGCCGCTCCGACTGCTTTTTTATTGTTTGAACCGTTGAAAATTGTGTTTCTTGATCTCTTAAATACTTTCATTCCGAAAATTTCCCCAATTTGCCCGTCTACTGTTGGCTTTCTGTTTACATAGTCGAAATTAATAAACGAGTCAATATTTAAAAGCTCCTCATATTGTGAGGCTGAAATTAAAATATTTCTTTCGTCGCTCATACAGTCGTCCTTATCAAACATAACCGCTAATTTTGCTAAATCTGCTCTTGTTAGTCCTTTTCTTGTCCCAGTTGCCGACGGTGCCGCCGCTGGTACATTTGCCCCAGTCGTAAAAATTTTGTTCGCTGTAGCTGTAACCGCCCAAACGTAAGCCATTTCGTCCGCTATTCTCGTGTTAAGTGCTTTTACGTGGTCCTTAATAATGTCCTGGCGCTTTGAGTAATTAGTCATTGCCTCGTTAACGTCTTCAATATGAATCGGGTTAGTTGCGAAAGCGTCTACGTTGTATTCTAAAACGTCGTCTGTTCTTTGTGAAACTGTCAAAGGAAAAGAAGATGGGTTTTTTACTACTGTTGGCGCTGCCCCAGCCTGTGGAACCTGTACAACTCCAAATTGAGCGCTTACGTTTGCGTCCAATTTTGAATTTTTGTAAAATTCGTTTACAGGGAATAAGTTTTCCTGTATTTCTTTGCTAAATAATTTTGTGATTTGTTCAGCCATTTTAATAAATTTTAATTAATAAATAAATTTTTAGTCGTTAATATAATTATTTAAAAGCTCCTCGAATTTCTCGGGCTGCTCGTTTTTCATTTTTTCCAATTCCTTAGGCGCGTCCTGGCTCCACTGTTGAAAGTCCCAGTCTTTGCGGTTTTCTGTTTCCTCGGGCTTAATTTCCTCCTCGATTTCCTCAGCTTTTACCGTTACGCTTAAAGAGTTTAAAAGCTCCTTTGTTTCGTCCAAGTTGTTAACTGCTAACTTTTGCCACGTTTCCACGCTTTCCGATTTAATTAAACCGCTTTTTACTTTCTCGTTTATTAACTCGTAAGCCGCCAAGTTTTTTAAATCTTTAATTTTGTTTTGCAATTCCTCAGCCTCTTTTTTTGCAATTTCTAAAGCCTCGGTTTGTTCTTTTAAAGAGTTCGTTAACTCCTCAATTTTTAAAGCCTCGTTTTTAAGCTCCTTTACTGAGTTTAAAACTTGCTCCTCGTTGGCCTCGTTTTCAAGCCCTAAAAAAGTAATTACCTCTTTCATTTTATCTGATTTATGATTATTCAAAAAATTGTTTGCTAAAATATAAAGTTCGTCTATTGTATTGGTTGCGTCTAACTTTACAGCCTCGCCGCTGCTTTCAATGCGGTCAAAAAAACCAAGGTTTAAAGCTTCCACGGCTGTAAATAAGTTTTCCCCATTTAAAAGCTTTTCGCTTTCCTCGTCAGTTATTCCCGCTTTACTTTTTAAAATCGTTTTTAACGATCCTTTCATTATTTCGATTAGCTTTTTGTCTGCCTTTGCACCGCTTGGAACCTGGGGCCCATGGGTGTGAAATAGTCCGTAGTCCATTATTACGCGCTCGTCGCCCGCCTGGCTTATCATTCCCGCCATGCTTGCCGCTATTCCTATAACTCGGGTTGTGGTTTTTCCTGGGTAGTCTTTAATAGATTGAAAAATTGAAAAGCCCTCTTTAATATTTCCGCCTTTGCTGTTTATATCAATAATAACCTCCTCAACTCCCGCGCTGGCTAAAAATTCCATTTCACGGGCGAAAGTGTCGCCATTTATTCCCCTGTCGGGGTTTGCGTCGATTGGACGGCGTAAGCTCATTTTTACGGCTTTGTCCTCCTTTTTGTAGTTGGTTATGTATTCAAAATTTTTCAATATCTTAATATTAGTTTATTTTGTTTTATAAATGTTAGTTATATTTATAAAGTTGGCCCAAAATGGCCCAAAAAATTAAATTATGGCAATAAAAAAAGAGTTTAAAGTTTGGTTACACGGTCGGCGGCGGTTGCTGTTTGAGCGTACAAAAAAAGAAAAAGGCCTATCTAATGCGGCCTTTTTACGTTTATTAATAGATTTTTATTTTGACAAAAAGAAAAATTAAGGGGTTACGTCCATAAAATACTTGTCAAAAGTGTAAGTATATGTAAAGGCATTTTCTGCCCCTGTAATTATTGCGTCAATAAATAAGAATATTTCGTCACTTGGCCAGCTTTGCCCTGGTCTTGGCCTTAGTCTTATTAAGCCAGTTGGTAATACCGTTAAAATATAATCTGTAAAAAAGTTATAATTTAAAACCCCGACTTTTACCATACAATTAATAGGTATTTCACCCGTAAAGCTCAAGTTTTCAACGGCCATTGTTCCCACGGTTACAGCTGTGGAACCTCCCGTAAAAGTCCTTTTTACTACTCCAGCTAATTGGGTTTGTCCATTTGCTAAAACTCGGCTTTGTAATTTTCCTCCAAAAAAATTGGTATCTACAGCCCAGCCAGTGCCTAAACTTGCCACGTCAGTAAAAGCCCCTAAAGTTGTGGCCCCTCCCAGGTCAATAAGCCCCAGGGCTGCGTCAATAGTACAATATTTTTCTGTAAGTCCGTTAAATTGTGGGTTGTCCCCCAGGATTATAAAAATAAAATCCTTTGTAAGGTCTGCACTTGGCAAGGGCTCAGTAGTTGGCCCGTTGGTGCTTGTATCGCTTAAAAGCGTGTTTACTCCATACTCAACTTTAAACTCCTTGCTCGAGCCGTCCGCAAAAACTCGGCTTTCAGTAAGGGCCGCCCCTTTGCTCAGATATAGAAATTTTTGAACCGATCCGCTGGTAATGTTAAAAGTACCGCCCGCATAATAACAAACTTCCCCCTCCAATAAAACAAAGCCAGGGTTTACAACTATGGCCGAGGTGCTGGCGTTGTTATATGTAAGGCCGCTTAGTATTAAGCCCATTCCGTGCATTTTTTCGGGTGGGTTTGGGCCGCCCCCTCTATAATATTCGTAAATTGGTAAACGACGCCTTAAATTTTCGTGCGTGTTGATAAAGTCGGCCTTTGCGTTTATCTGTAGCCCTAAAATGTCGTCCCCCCAAAAAGGTGCCCCGCCTATGTCGGTTTTATTGTTAATGTTTTTTAAGTCCTTAACTTTTGTTTTATAAGTTGCCATATTAGTATGAAATTACAATATAATTAGTAGAATAAGGCCGCAAGCGGTCAACTTCAGCCCTTATTTTTGCCTCGCCGTTAGCTGAGTAAATCGCCGCGGGCACGTAAACTTTAAAATCGTTGTTTGCCTGGGCCTCGCTTTGGTTGTAAAAGGTCGCCGCCGCTTGCCCCTCGCTTTGGTTGTAAAAAATTACTGAGGGGTAGCCCTCAAATTGGTTAAAAAATGTTAAAGGCGGTTTGTCGTCCCCCGTGTTATCAATATAAATTAAAGCTGGGGCCGTTGTGTTAAAAATCTCGTTTAAAACTGCCTCTAAAATTATTTTTTGGCCGTTGTGCTTTGTCCTTGCCAAAACCTCGGGCCTGTAAGTTGTAAAAACTGCCTGATGTAAAGTGTTTACAGGGGTTAAATTTGCCCCTAAAAAAGCTTTCATTATTGGCCCCCGCTTGTCAGGGGGTAAAAACTCATTTATAAAAATGTCATAATCTAAATTATAAATGCTCATTTTTAAGTATTTAAAGTCATTGTTATAGTGTCGTTAAACGTGCTTCCGCTCGTGTCCTCCTCAATAATATAGCCCGCCGCCGTTACGTAAGAGCGGTTTACTGTAGTTACTGCCCCAGTTAAAGGAATACTTGAGGGCCGAGCAATTAAAACCACTCCCAAAGTGTTAACGCCTGTTACGCCCTCAACGGCTTGGATCGCGTCAATAATTTGCTCCCTTATTATTGTGCCGTCAAAGTTAGTTACCGATACGCTCGACAAATAATTTTTTATTGCTACAATAACCGCCGCTTTTACGGTTGCCTCCACGTATTCGCCGCTATAAAAAACCTCGCCTGTAAACTTTAAACGGTCCGCAAAAAGGCTTGAGGTGTCAATTGCAATTCCTACAAACCCAATTTTATCAAGGTACGAAATAAGGGCGTTTAATTCCTGAGCGGTTAACGGCGTAAGCCCGCCGCTGCCGTCGTCCTTGGCCACTTTTACAAGTACCCTGTTGTTTACTTGCTCAACTATTGCCGCCCTGGTAATTATCCTTTTACTTGCGTCAACTACAGGGTAGGCCGCTTTTCCGTCCACTACGCTAATAACTTGAGGATTTGCCGCGTCGTATTGAAACTCCAAAACCCTTTTTTGTAGCCAGTCCGCCGTCCCTGGGACCGCCTCGCGGGCTATTTGCTCGAGCTCAGCTTTAAAAACGTCCCATAATTGCTCTTGGGTTTCAATGGCTGAGGCTGTTATTCTCGTCCAA